AGCATCACGTTCGATTTGGAAAATCAAACCTTTGAAACGCTCTACAGACCAACGACCGTTAGAGTCAGTATCTAAGTCGAAATAACCAGCAGTTGTTGTACCATACTGAGCACCTGTTACGGCAGTTGCGTAGATTGTACGGATAACTTCACGGTTAATTTCTGCCAAAATTTCTGTTGAAAGAATGTTTGACAATTCTGTTTCTGCGTCAAGACCATGGATTGCTTTCAGGTCTTGTGCAAGTTCTAATGAATACTCAGCCTTTAAAGCACGTGATTGTGCAGTTACAGTAACTTTCTCAATTGAGAATGCCATTTGTTGGAATGCTGTGTTACCATCTGAACCTAAGAATTCAGCAGTAGCTGTTGGCAAGCCAATACCTGTTGTAAACTTGTTTGATGCTAAATCAGCAACAGCACTAGTTGACTTGTCGGTTGCTGTATTACCAGAGAAACCGTAGTTATTGAACGGAGCACCTGAAGAGCTCTGACCAGAGAATGTTGTATCTACTTCATTGTAGAATGCCTCTGGATTACCAGATGCTTGACCTGTGTAACGAGCACGCATTGCAAAAATCAATCCTGTAGGACCAGTCATTGGCTGAACGCCAGCAACGTCATAAGCGATTAGGTTTGGCAAAGCACGGCGTACCAAAGAGATCAAGATTGGGTCAAAATTCTGAACACCACCAGTAACGTTTGTTGGACCAGCAGCGCCAGCTTCCATCAAAGCCTGTGAATCTTGAACCATAGCTTGTTGTTGATTTTCCAAAACAAGGGCTGTAACAGCACGCTTGTATGGGTCTTTAATAGCTTCGAGTTCTGGATGCTCAAGTACTGGCGCCCATTTAGTTTGTAATTGTTCTGTCATGTACATTTGATAGTTTCCTTTTTATTTTATCAATGTTTGTGAAATAGTTTTAGCGTAAAGTTCCATGGAAGGATCAGCAAAAGATTTCTTTTTCACTTCTTCTTCAATTTGGACTTCATCATCTAATGCAGCATTTGATGCAGCTTTAACTTCTGACTTGAAATATGATTCTTTCAAAGTCTCTAGTTTCTGTGCAAAATCTTCACCAGTAGTAAACTCAACGCTCTCTGCGAGTGACTTCATTTTTTCTACTTGTGTCTGCGTTAGGCCTTCACACGCTGTGTAGATAGCCTCAATTTTTTTCTGTTCGTTAAGTTCTTTTGTAAGATCAATAGACTTGTTGATTTGCTCATTTAAAGAAGCTTCAAGTTCGCCAACTTTAGAAGTTAACTCTTCGACAACATCTACCTTGTCGGTAGGAATGTCGATGTAATGTTCAACAAACAAATCACGTAAACCACCGATGAAATCTTCAACGATCTCAGCACGGAGACCAGATTCAACGGCGAGTTGGTTTTCTTTGATCCACTCTTCTACCATGTAGTTGAGGTAATCATCAACTTTAGCAGCGAGTTCTTCTTTGATTGTTTCTACGGCAACAGTAAACTCTTCGGTGAGTTGTGACTCAACTTCAGCAGCAACAGCTTCAACACGTGAAAGAACAGCTGCTTCAAAAATTGTAGTTGCTTTGGCTTTGAATTCTTCTGAAAGGTTCTCACCTTCCAACAAGGCATTAACGTCATCGCTCATGTCGATTGACTCGCCATATGACTGGAATGTAGCGCCTGGATTCTTTTCGAATGTTTGTGGTGCCATTTTACCAGCGATACGATCACGGATTGCTGAATAGTCGGTTGCTGATGACTGTGTGGCGTGACTAATATCTGTGCGCCCCATAGTTTCTTGTGGTTGACCAGCTAACTTTTTCATTGGCTCTGAACCAACAGGAGGTGTTGCGCCAGGAGGAGTAGCAGTCGGAGTACCTTTTGTGTAGTCAGGTAGACCATCATTTTCTTCTTCTGGAGAATCACCAATTTGTCCAACGTCTTTTTGACCTGGAACAATTGAAGTATTCAGTTTGCTTGTACCAACTTCTGGTTTATTTGAACCACGCTGACCTTGTTTAGCCTTGATGTTAGTATCAAAAGTTTCTTTGGAACCTTCGTTAACCAACACTTCTTTAGCGGCTTCAGACAGATTATATTTTGCCATTTTGGAAATCTCCTTGATTATATTGGATATTTATATTTAAAGTTTTTTCATGAAGTTTTCGAATATGTGCAGACTTACTTTTTCGATATCTTTTTGTGAGGCCTGGCGAATCTGTTGAATCGCCTGAGATTGATCTACTTCAGTCCAAACACCATTGACTAACATCCATTCTTTGCCTTCCATGATCCCTTGTACAAAAGCACCTGGGGCGGAAGGGTCTGCTACAATATCTGCCGCTGTGGCTAGATAAAAATCGTTCTGAACAATATTAACACCGTTAACATTTTTCAACGAACCCATACCTCTTGATGATACACCTAATTGAGCGCCACCTTCGATCAGTTGACGAGCAATGTTACCCATTGGAGTATCTAAAACCTTAGCTTTACCAATCCATTGGTTACCGTCCTCATGTAATCCTTTGATAAGGATAGCAACACGGTCTAGATTGATTGTTGGTGTTTCTGGATGACCTAATTCACCAAAAGCACGGTTTTTATTAATGTATTCTTCTGTATAACGATGAACTTCTTTCTTCATCGTATTGTATTCGTATAGGCGGCCGTTCTTATTTTTCTTTTCAGAAACGAGGAATGGACCTTCAATAAAAAGGGACTTTTTACCATCAGCACCTTCGGTAATGTAGTTTACTGTTTCGTTAATTTCTTTAATGAGTTTCATAACCCCATTGCTCCTCTTTTTCTTAGAGATATACTTCTTTTTCTTAGCATCTGTTTTAATTTACCACGACGCTTACTTTTGGTACGAATTGCTGCCATTTTTCTATGGCGTTTTTCTAGTGGTGACATTCTGGTTAATTTACCACCTCTAATTGTATATCCTTTAACCGCTGATGCCTTCTTACGTCTTTGAATTTTACCTTTTCTAACACGTATTTTGGTCATCTTTAAACGACCCATTTTCATAATGTTTGCAGCTTCAACCAAATTACCAAAGTATTCAGCCGACATTTGTAACTTTACTTGGTTGAGTTTTTCAGCAACCAAAGCTTTAATTCTGTTTTCTAATACACTTTTAGCTTTTGCTGGATTGTTGTCCAGTAAACTTAAAAGAAAATCTTTCATTATTAGCTAGTACGGCCAGTTTGAACCATACCATATTCGCCATAGTTAAACGCAGCAGGATCATTAAATTGACCACGTTGATATGTAGAGTTATCTTTACGGAGTTCAATAATCATTGAATAAGAATTGTTAGCGTTAAAGCCTCTTGTTTTTATACCTAGGCTACCATTACAACCTGGAGTTCCTACGGCTGCATTTGGAATTGTAACCCAATTACCGTTACCATCGTATTCAAACGTGCTGCTGACCATTAAACAGGTTACCGGTGTACTAGCTGTCCAATACAATTCAACATCTGCGCTAACTGGATTCGTACAATCATACCACATACGATAAATGGATAAACCGTAATATCCTTTTGGTGTACCACCAGAACTTAACAAACCACCTGTAGTATTCAAAGCACCATATAATGAACTTGCTTGAATACGAGAAGCATTATCTTCTTGTCCAGAACCATCAAATTTACCAGTAAGTTTAATTACAGCATGATCTGTGGTATCTTTAATGACCTGATATGTAAATTGGTTTGCCATTTCTTATCCTATTTTAAAAATATATCTAATATTTAGCGCTTTAAGCTTCTGATTCTTCAGAAGTTTGGTCTTCCGCTGTTGCTTCTGGCGTAATCAATGTTTGCGCCATTTCTTGTTTTTTGGCTTCTACATGAGCCGAAACCTTGTCGTGGATTGAGGCATATAAAGCTTCTCTAAACTTTACACCATCGTCATCCATAGCATAGTCAATAATGTTACGTGTTGAATAATCAGCCATTTTTTAATCTCCAAATGAAATATTTATAATATTTGTTTCAATTTATCAAAAGAAGTTTCTTCTTTAGTCGTTTTGGTTGTTGCTTTAGCCATTGCTTTTTCATGTTCTTGGTCGTCCGGATTCATTCCTTGTTGTGGAATCTGTGACACCATTTGTTGCTGAGCCACATCATTTGTAACACCGACCGGTAAGCCAAGACCTTCTTCTTTTTCTTTATCGATCTCACTTTGCATTTTCTTAATATCATCATCAGTCAAACGCAATACATTTCTTTGAATCCATAATTGTGAAAAATAACGACCTGTATATGGATCAACTTCACTTAATAATGATAACCGCTCTTTCATTAATTCGGCATCTTTAAGTTCAGTAAAATTATTATCTTTAATGAATCCATAATGTACATGTTCTTTAAATTCATCCCATTCTTCAACGGTACAAATACCTTTTAATACGCACTGTACACGTAAAGCCTGATTAAACAAATCAGAAAATTTGTTACGCATACGATCAACAAACTTAGCAAATTTTAATTCGTCACGAGTAATTTCATTGGTACGACCCAAAGAAAAGCCTGATGTTTCTGGATTCAAACGTGATACTGGAACGTTAAGCGCTTTGTATAATTTCTTTTCAAAATACTTAACATCTTCCAATTCGCCCAAGTTTTGACCACCAGGCAAAGTATCAATCTCGGTACCTTTTCCGCCTTCACGGCGTGGTAACCAAAAGTCTTCCATCATGGACAAAAATTTACGGTCATCACGAACTTCACCTGTAGCGGCATCATAAACAAGCTTGTTTTTATATTTGACCATGATATCACGGAGATATTGTTCCGCTTTTAACTTTGGAAGATTACCCACATCAATATAAAAAATACGGCGTTCAGGAGCACGACTGATTCGGTAAATAACTGTGGCATCTTCAATCATCCTTAGTTGATTTAAAGGCTTAATTGCTTTGTGTAAATAAGATAACACAACAGCACGGCGAGAATCCATCAAACCAGAAACAACTGCAATAATGGAATCCGTAGTAATTCTTACGCCAACAGGACCAAAATTGGCTGATGAACCTGTAGTAACTTTATCATTATAAAGATAGTACTCATTGATAACACTCATCACTTCAGCGCCAGTTCTTTCGTCCTTTTGTTTCTTAACTTCACGAACTTTACGAAGCTTACGTGGATCAATATAACGTAATTCTTTAATACCACCTACCGGATTTTCACGGTCAATGATAACGTGGTAAAACATTCTGCCGTCAATATAATAACGGCGGAAAATATCTTGAGCCATACCGGTATAGTTTAACAATTTTAAAATTGTAGCAAACTCTTCTTTGATGGCCTTCTTAATTTTTTCTGGTTGTTTTAGATCATCCAAAACAATTTCAATATTCTTTCCATCATCATCTTGGCAAATGGCTTCATTAACAATATCGTCAATGGCCGATTCAATCTCTGGCTGCATAGCCATTTCACGATAACGGGAAATAAGTTCTACTTCGTTTTTGGCTGTGCCGTCTAGATCAACGTATGTACCATAATATGCGGCGGACGTAATGGTGAGAGCACCATCATCGTTAGTTGGAGGGGTAAAAGATTGTTCTGCGGTCTGGTCTTGCTCTTTTTTATCCCGAGCAATACTAAAACCAAAAAGTGAAAATTTATTAGCTGCCATATTATTTTATATCCAAATCAAAAAAAACATAATGGAGAGGATATGTATCCTCTCCGTATAATAATTAACTATCTGTAGAGTTTGAAGTCCAGTATTGATATGCAAATGTTACTGAGTATTCTTCAATACTATCATTTGAACCCCAATCTAAATCGATTGGAGATAAATCAACCGGAAACAAACCAACAAAATTGTAACCCTTAATCGATGTACCATCTTTACCATATTGAGTTACGCCAGCGTCAACTGTGTAACCTGTTGGTTGTTTAGCACCAGCTGCACGAACATTACCAGCATGACTGTTGATAGAGTTCATCCAGTTTTCTAAAGAATTACGAATCAAGAAATCTTCATCGTTAATAATTGTTAACGTCCAATCGGTAAATGTTCTGTTACCAGCAAACTTCATTTCACGACCAAAATAATAAACAGGTACAGTACCAACAGTTGAACCAGGTAACTGTGCTGTTTTTGCCATGAATGTGGTCTTTTGACCAGCGGCTGTGCCGTTTGCTGCGATTGTTGGGAACACCAAAGAAACCGAGAATAGGTTTGGACGAGCACCATCACCTAATAAGTTTGCTCTAAATTCTGTTACATTAAAAGACATTGTTTTCTCCTATATCGTTAGTTATTTATTAGAACTTACCAACGACTTCTGTAAAGTCAACACCAGTTCTTACAGCAACAAAATTCAATTGAATAAAGTTGATTGAACGAGCAGGCTTAATGTAGATGTCACCAACAAAACGGTTACCATCGATAACTTCTGGAGTATTGTTTGTTGTGTCACATACAACACGGAAGTCATAGATACCACGGCGACCCTGAACGTCACGTAGGAAAGGAGCAACTAATGAAACAAATTGAGCACGAGTAAAGTCATCGTTAAATTCAAACAATGAATACTTAGCGGCTTGAGCAATTGCTTTTTCCAACACAATAAACAATCTACGAACATTGATACGATCAAACGCTGATGGTTTTGCTTGTAGAGTTTTATCTCCGTACAATACTGTACCGCTGCCAGCCAAAGAAACTACAGGATTAACACCTTTTGAATAAATGGCATCTCTGAAAGATTTGTTTGGATTCCATGCCAATTTAACAACATTCTTGAGGTTACCACGATTCAAACCAGCAGGAGAGAACCAAGGATCACGAACATTGTCGGTATTAACACACAGACCAGCGATGTCACCATTTAATGGTACCCAGCGGTATGTGTTGTTATACTTGTCAAACATATATTTCCAGCCTGAATCGGCCATAACATATGAAGAGGAGCGGGATAACGAGGTCAACCATGTTGAAATGTTGTCACTTTCAACACCAGCTTGATTAATCACAGCTGATGAAGGAGGAGAAATGAAAGCTACGCAATCTTTTCTACCTTCTGCAATGTTATCAATAACATCTTGTTGTACAGCAATCGAAGCGGCTCCTGTTAAAACTAAAGAGATGTCAATTGTTTCTGCATTAGCAAAATTATCGTAAGCAGAAATTAAGTTACCATTAGATAATGCACAGTCAGCACCATTACGCAAAGTTACTGTTTGTGTTGTTCGTAAAGTGGCAAATTGTTTACTAGCTAAAGTGCTACCCCATGTTGAAGATGTATTACTATAATCAACAGGATCAGCAGCATAAATGTATTTTGAATTATTAAACAATACATTTTTATAATAATTTGAATTACCTAAAGCATCGATAGAGTCGCTGCCTTTAGATAGGTATGAATATGTTTCTAATACGGTATTTTGAACGCCTGTAAATAAACCACCAGAATCGGTAACAATGATATGTAATTCATCGTTTGAAGCACCAGCAGCAGCCGCTTGAGCGGATGTACCAGGAGCACCAGTAAAGTATGGAGAAACGCCTACACCATTTACTGTCCAATTATTAAATGTGTTTGAACTATCAACTACTGAAACAGTTAATGAATTACCTAAAGATCCAGCATATTTTGCAATAAACGAACCAAATTGGTTATTATTTGTTAAATTGTGTAGATAGGAAGTTTCAAAAGTACTTTCATTATCGATTTGTACTTTTGATGTTTGAGTATTAGCAACGGCATTATAACTGTTTGCACCTAAAGCACGAACAGTTTGTAAGTTATTACCATAGGCCAAGAAGCTAGCAGCTGTAAAAAATGACGTAGCTGTGTTGCTGTCTGGTTTACCAAATGTTTTAACTAAAGAAATTTCATCGGTAATACGAACTACTTTGTTTCCTGGACCCCATGCAAAGTTTCCAGCAAAGGCGCCGGCGGTAGTAAGTACGGAAGGAACGACTGTGGTTAAGTCAACTTCGGATACGTTTACACCCGGAGAGATTTGAAATGCCATTTTATTATCTCCTTGAATATTATGTTATTTTGGCAGTTATTATTATACCATACGAATATTTATGATAGTCGAAATTTAGAGTTTTTATCGACTCATATCTCTGAAATATTTGGCATAAGTTGCTTCGCCAGTAGCGTCTTCCCAAAGACCATCTTCCATAACATCAAATGAATGAGTTAGGCCGTCCTCTATGATAGGAGCTGGTAATAGTTCTTCATCAATTTGATTCATATTTTCTAACTGAATCTGTTTTCGTATATCATGGTTAACAATTTCTCTAAAGTATTTCTGAGTGGTTACCCATCCAAACATAACCAGACCCATGGCTAAATCATCATTGGCATCACCTTCCGCCGAAAAAGAGTTCTTATTGGCTACAAAGGTGGTTAATTCTGAAATAGTATCAAAGTCATTAATCAATAACTTATTGCCTTCAACCAAAGTTTTTAGATTGGAACAACCAATCCGTTTGACCTGAGGTGACATTTTTAGACCCATTTGAATACCTCTGGCAAAACCAGCCGAGAGTTGTTGAGGTTTCTTGTTACCGGTAAAGACCTTCCATAGATTCTCATACTCTAGGTCTTGATGAATAATATCAGCAATCTGTGGTGTATTATTTATTTCTACCAAAATATACGCATCGTTATAGTATCGAGCTGCATTATAGATTAGGGTCGGAAATAGTATCGTGGAGATGGTGGAACTTCTATAAACCGCCACCTGTTTGTATGGAGTAGTGGACATATCAATCACCGAGAAGGCGGAGTAGTCCAAGTTTCGACCTTCTGAAGCGTCCACCATTAAACAATAGAGGTGATCTTTTTGGTCGTCATCATTACCTTTGTTTGGATGTTCATAGATTTTCATGCCATCATGTTCAGCCAAATATTCTTGGTAAGTTAATTGTTGAAGTTTTACACCGGAAATAAGGGTGTTTGAGGATCCTAAGAACTCGGTATTATGCGAAACCACACCATTTGAAAAATAGGAAGAGTGTTTATCAACGCCTACCGGGTCAAAAACTTCAAATTTTCCTATCTCAAAAGAGATATTTTTTATTGTTTTGTGTGTTAATGTGTTTGTTAATTTTAAATCTTTAGCAAAAATAAAACCATTTTCAGTAAGAAGAGCATGATTACCAGAACATTTTAAAAAAGTATTATCGTCCAACTCTATTGTGTAAAGAGTATTGACAAACTTTTTTTGTACGCCTTCAAAATTTTCAAACCCGGTTGGAGTTTTTATTTGAAATCGGTTATTCTTTTTGAACATTTATTCTTATCAATCTTTCTATAGCTTGAATCGTCACGCCGTATTCTTTGGATATAAATTCACAGAATGATCTTTTATATGTAAAAATTTTACCATTTTTACTTACTTTACCAATTCTAATATCATCAATCTTAATTTTATTTGTGTATTTTTTTAAAATAATTTCAACCTGATCATCTTTTATTTTGGCGCTTTTCTTTGAGGATTGTGCCATGTTTTTTCTTCCTTCTTCCGAAAGGTTTAATTTGTAACCTTTTTTACCTTTGTTCCAAGGAATAGTACCTTTTTTTGTTCCACCAACACCAGGCCTTTTTATGCCTTTTTGTATTTCGGATAGATGATCTGGTGGAAGATTCATTCTTTTTGCTATCAATACACAAGCACCATAATCTTTTTGATTATAATGTAAATTATAATGTTCTTCTATTGAAACACAAATAAGATTCTTAATATTATTGTTGTTTCTATTTCCATCTATATGATGTATCTCATATGTTCTTCCGTTGGAATCTTTTGGTATTTTTCCGTGACGGCCTTCCCATATTTTTCTATACGTATATGAATTCATTTAATATATCCTTTTCTGGTATATTTATAAATCCAAGAAATTCAGTTTCAAATAAAATCGTATAAATCTCGAATTCGTATATTGTGTATTTCGCCTGTTTCATTATCTTTTATTTCAACTATGGTATCACCATCAACACATTCAAACTCCTGACGGAACTGCCGGTCAGAGGTATTACGGATCGTTTCTTCTTTCCAATCCTCATCTCGACCTGGAACCATAGACCAATGAACTTCAAACGGAATATAGTTGTTTCTCTTATTAACCGCATCAGTCCAAATCTTATAGAATAGATTCATGCCGTTTGGAGTAGAAACGATAATAATTTTAGTTTTGGTACCAGCAGTAATAACAGGATAAACGGATGTAATAAAGTCGGTAGCAATATTGGCTGGTACGAAAGCAAACTCATCTAAGAATACAATGTTAAACGAACCTGAACGAGCGGCCGAACCGGAAGTGGAAGAAGCAATAATCACCGATCCGTTTTCCAATTCAACACGACCTTTATTCCACTCCACAACACCTTGTTGTAACCACATTGGCAAATTCTCATAAGCTAACTGAAGTTTGCCTAAAATGCCCCGAGCAGTTTCACCACGGTTGGCCAGAACAGCAATAGATTGTGAATCTTTGAACAGTATGGTCCAAAGAAGATATGCGACTGTTGTGGTGGTTTTACCGACCTGGCGAGGACATTTCATGATTGTAAAACGATTCTCATGGAACGTCTTAATCATGTCTTCCTGAAAGTCATACATTTTAAATTCAGTTACACCTTCATCAAGTGTAATAATTTTAATGTATTTGGCAAAATAGATTGGATCCCTAGCGCACTTGATATATTCATCAACTTGCTCTTGAGTAAAATTGACTTGTACCCCTATTCGTTTAAGTAGGGGGTTATCACGGTAGGATTGTTTAGTCTTTGGTGCCATTGTTTTTTAGTAATTTACTCAATTCGGATGTTGATCCTACAAAAATGGCTTTATCAATATTGGTATTGTTTACTTCTTTTTTAACGCCAGTCATATCACGCATTTGCTTTTGGATATTAAGAAGTTCTTTATTAGCATCTACCATATTTTTTAATAAACCACCATATACTTCAAACGCCCTCGGATGTTGGCCCGCTTTTGCTATCTGAAGAATCTCATGCATTGCTTCTTGGCCTTGGTCAATAATACCTTGAAGATTTTCCCGTGATTGCTGATACGCATCACCCAAATCACCTTCAACATCTGGTGCATTATATTTTACTGGTAAACTTTCTTTGGGAGTAGCTTTGACTTCTAGTTCACTTGAAGTTACATCAAATATTTCTTCCATCTTTTTATCAAAATTATTCATAGTTTTATTTTATCTCAAATAGGATCATAATTAATTGTGGTAGTTATAATATTATTACTAACATTAGCAATGGCTTGTTGATATCTAATTGATTTAGGACTATATGTATCAAAGAAATAACTTGCGTTTGAATCGGCGCCAACAATAGGATAATCAGAAGTAAAATTACCAGAAATTTGATTTAATGTTAAATTAAGATTATCAGAATCCCAACCTATTACAGCTGCAGAAGCTATTGATGTGGTTTCTGAGAATCCTTGATATACCAATTCATTTGTTTTATATATTCCAGTTCCATTATTGGCCAACATATTAAATGTAACTGTATCTAATTTGTTAATTTTTCTTAATACATTAGTAATTGAAGTTGTAATAACATTAACAGGAGATGTTTTACCAAAAATATAACCTTTAACAGTAAAGTTTAAAGTCCAAATAATTGTGCGAGTATCAGAATCTCTCGGTCCTTCATACTGGGTGTCGCTGCTAGTTGAATTTAATATGACAGGTATTTCTTTTACCACACCCATTTCAGGAACCAAATTTAATTTGATTGTATAATCTGGTGTAAAGTATGGAAGAATATGTTCAATAATTTGTGTACCATCTTCAATGTTTCTTACATAGATGTAAAGATTAAAATCAAAATTATATGGCACAGGATTATATTGTGATATTGTACCTGAACCGGTATTAACAAAAGTTTTCCAATTGGTATTTTGTTTACGTGTTGAATCGTATGTAAGGCCTGCCATATCAAACGACAAGCGTGGCAAAGTCATCTGAACTTTTTTATCTAAATTAGGATCACCTTCTAAACGTTGTACATATAATTCTTTTGGTGCATAAGCAATAGGTACAATAAATCTTTCTTGTTCTGTGTTATTTTTATTATAACGTACAAGAGTGACTTCATTGAATAAGTTTCCAAAACCTACTACAAGTTTACGAATAATTCGGTTGTATGATGTATTAGCCATTATATTGACCCAAATGGATTAGATTCTTCAAAATTAATAATGTTATCTGCTTCGGCATAAATGCGACTATTATCATATACTTCTTTGTTTGCTGGATCCTGTAATGGATCAAATGAATTTAATCTGTAAGAAGCTCGGCTTGCTTGGCCAAGAATTGATTTACCATCAATAAATTCGCCGGTAATATTGGACACAGACAATGTGTTAGAAGAAGGAATCCAGGATTGGACAACAGCAATAGTGTGAGCGTTTGCGTAGGTCGAATCAGTTGATTGAAATACGATTTCGTTAGCGGCATATTTTCCTGTTCCAGCACCAACATTAAGGTGCAATGTGTATGCCGAATCGGTAACAACTGCATCGATATCTGGCACACCGGTTTGTATTTGTTCCTGAGAATAACGGAATTTCTCCAACTCCAATTCGTAGAAATAAGGAACTTTTCTACCTAACATGAAAAAATCTTTTGTTTGATTTGTAAACTTAATCTCAAACAATTCGCCAGTACCATTTAAAAATGGAATGTAAATTAAATCACCTTCACGTGGACGAGTAAAGGTATTCTGTGGAACTCTCTCTGTAAATGTTCTTTTTGAAACAATAATATTAACATTGTTTTTAATTTCGAGACCAAATTTGGAAAAGAATTCTTTCTCTCCCAAATATTCCATAGAATCAGATAGATACATCTCCAAAGGAAACGCATCAGTAAATTTTTTAATTGGATCTTCACCAAAAATCAAATCACGTGCAGCATCATTTGTATTAGGAAGGTAGTAAGCTTCAAATCCTTGGATTTTGATGCTTTCCACCACAATATCCTCGATGAGGCGCTGTTCGGCTAATGATCCGTAATTATTAAAATATTGTGATACTCCCAAAATAATTTCCTTTATAAATAAATGTATGTCGCCGGAGTGGGATCCGCACATACTCTAACATCTTATAGGGATATCAGCATGGGTATTTATTCAATCTATAAATCAACTAATCTAATTACTGGTAAACAGTATATTGGATATACCGGTTCTTTTTCAAACCGCAAAAAACAACACAAATACGAAAGCTTTAATAAAACTTGTTCTGGTTACGATTCTTATTTTCATAGGTCAATAAGAAAATATGGTTGGAACAATTTTAAATGGGAAATAATATACCAATCTAAAGACCAAAAGCATTGTTTAAATGTGATGGAAAAACATTTTATTATGGAGTGTGATTCTTATAATAATGGTTATAATGAAACTTTTGGTGGTGAAGGTTGTTACGGATTTAAACATACAGAAGAACACAAACAACTTTTAAGAATTAAATATACAGGAAAAAATAATCCTAGGTATGGTAAAGCTTATACCCGTGACGAAGAACATAGAAAATATATGTCTTTTTTGTTAACCGGAATAAAAAAAACAAAAGAACATATAGAAAAACGAGTTCAAGCGGTATCAAAAAATTGGATTTTAATTAATCCTCAAGGTCAAAAAATTGAAATAAAAAATCTTAAAAAATTTTGTAGAGAAAATAATTTAAATCAATCTGCCATGGGTAAGGTTGCTAGTAAAAAACAATCCAACCATAAAGGATGGAAATGTATTAAACTTAATTAATTCATAAACCATTCTGCAGGCAATTCGTATTTGTCTTGCATTTCTTGTTCCAACATTTTAATTTCTTCTTCAGCTTCATCAAAAGTTTCTTTACCATTTAACATTACACCACCTGGTAATTGTAGACCACCAAACTTTTTCATGTTGGCACCCCAAGCTCTTTTAATTAAAGCGGTTGCATAGCGTTTTAACCATCTATCGTCCCAAATTTCCGGATAAACATCCGGATTAATACTTGCATAACATTCGGCAACTACCACAGTACCAACTGGTGCCTCATAATGGCCCCACGCCCAATCAATATATAACTTTTGCATATGGCGGTTAAAACGAATAGGAACCTCTCCAGTAAACATCAACTCCAGTGAACGTAAGTGTTGCTGTGTTAAGGTATAATTGACGTATGATGCGGAGGTGAAGTCGTAGAGTTCATTTAGACGCAATTGATATCTCAAGTCAAACATATTGATGCTGGCTTGAGAATCTTGAATTGGAAAAATACGAGAAAGGCCTACAATTTTTAATTGTTTTCCATCAGCATCTACCACATTAGATAAATCTATGTATTTTTGGTCAATGTCGGTTTGATCTACTCTTTTAATATAATAAAATTTTTGTAGTCCATCAAAATGGTAGTCCTGCCAATATTGTAAGGCGTCATCAATTCTGTCGGATACCTGTTCGGAATCTACATTTATTTCGATTACCGGGAATCCTAACCTTCTCAGGCAATAGCTAGTAAATTCTTCTCGGTTGGTAATTTCTGCCATCAAATATCTCCTCTAATCTCCTATTTATACCATTGAAAATAGACAAAAAAAAGACCACCGAAGTGGTCTTTTTCTAATACCTAAGGTATTAAACTTTCAAAGCGCTTCTGTAGAAACGAACAACGGTACCGCTGTTTACTGGATTAACAGTTAAACTGAATATACCAGAAGCCATAGAACCACTAATTGTTCCTAAAGTATCACCAGTACGAATATCACCGTATTGAGTCAACCAAGCATTGTTTCCATCAGTTACAACACGAACTTCAATAACTTGGTAACTTGTACCTGAAGTCATTTGAACTTCATACTTAGCACTTCTTATTAGATTTGATGAGAATGAATCTACAGTTGTTAAGCCGGTTACTGTTACATTTCCAGAAGTTAACAAATCTTTAGTACCTAATGTTACATCTGTGAATGTTGTAGAAGTATTCATCTGTGGCAATACTGTATTAGCATAACTGAATGCCGCTTGTGCTATTGTTGTAGCAGAAACAATATCAGTATTTTGCTTAGCATCTACACCTTGAATTACTGTAATTGCAGCAGCACCAGTATTTGATGTACCATAAGCAGAACCAGCATATGTATTAACAGCACCAATGTTGGTATTCTGAGTAGTATTAACACCTTGAATTACTGTAATCCCTGAAGCATTTGTATTAGCAGAATTAAATGTAGCCTGTGCCAATGTAGTACCTGTATTTGATTGAGCA